CGAATTGATCGCTACCCTATGAACTATCGGAGCTCGCTGAGCAATGGTTTCAATCGTATCAGTATTAACTGCAGCTCCGAAAGGTGCTGGACTTGGTCCTATGGCATTCTTCGTAAAAGCTCCAAGGGACTGACCCGACTGGGCGTCCACGGCCTGAATCCCGTGGTATGGATTTGTCTCAAAGCCTTGAGAATTAACACCCATAGCAGGTCTAGAAAGACCAAAACTACCAAGAAAGGATGCTCCACTTGATAGTACCCCAGAAACTCCCGATGCCATTGTAGAAACTCCAGCCGCCACTCCGGCAGCAGCATTGACCGCGCTGCCGAGCATGCCAGGATGCGATGCGGCTCCTACTGCTTCATTGACAAGCATTTGTCTTGTTTCTGCCATCCCAGACTGTGCCTCCATGACTTCACCACAGCTACGAGTCCAGCCTTTGTACAACCCACGCATTCTGAGCTGAATCTCCTTCTCCTCATCTCCAAGGAGAAAAGCGTCCAACCTTCCCTTGGAATAATGACGGTAATATTCAATCATAGCGTCACTCATCGGTGGTGGTTTCATCCCGTACTTGTTAAACAAACCGGCATCTTCCATCTCACGTGAAATCCCTTGTATGTACGAATCTGGAAATTGTATGGCTTCATAGATGAACGACAGCCAAAATGTTCGGAACGCTGCATCATCAGGCTGGTCTTTGCTTCTCCAATTGAACGGACGACCAATCGAAGACTCTTTCAAACGCCCCATGAATTCGCCCTTGTACTCGACAAAGTTGCGTGACCAAAATTGAATGGCTTCGTCTTCGATAGTATCCTTAAATACAACCTTCTGATTTTTATCGTGAGCGGCAGTATACTCCATCCCTAGCCTCCTACGAGCAACCTCAAAGAGACTGTCAAGTGATACTGGGGATAAGGTACCATTCGCTTCGGGCACTATGCCACCAACTATATCATCACCACCGTGTTTGGATTTGAACAACTTCAAAAAGTGGTTGCCCACTGACGTTGCTCGTGCCGTTTGCATAGCAGTTGCAATGTCCTCAATACCGTGATCAATGAGCCATGATTGCATCATACCATGAAGAGTGGCGTAGCTTCCCTTGGCGACTGTCAAAAATATTCCGGAACAGAGCATACCATTCGGGAAATAAAAGACAAAATCTTCTGCGACACATATTGGGGAATCTTGTGCCTCACACAATAAGGAGCACTTGATGCGATAAAGCGGATCCCTTACCCCATCTGGGTATTTGGAACGATCCACTTCGAAATATGAAGAGCACAATTCCTGCAATCGAAACACAAAAAGTGTAAACGAGCTCAAAACATCCAAAGGAATGGTCTTATCCAATCGTCTGACATCCGCCGCGAAAAACCTGGCACACTCATCCTGCAATGTCTTAGCAATGTGTGTCCACTCCTTTCCGTACGGATTCAAGCCAGCAGCAAAACGTGTGTCCGCGTGACCCGAATTCAGTAAAGCTATTGTTGTAGCAAATAGAGCA